CATGGCTAAGCAGGAGACCTCTGGCTGGCCCTTTAACGTTGACAAAGCTCAGAAGCTTGAATCCGCTCTCAGAACAGAGATGGACAAGCTTGCCGATCACATGAGGGAAACCTTCCCCTATGTTAACGGTGGCATTATGACCCCGAAGCGGAACAACAAAACAAAGGGTTACTTTGAGGGCGCTTCCTTTACCAAGCTTAAGGAGTTCAATCCCACAAGCCGCCAACACATTGCCTTTGCGTTTGCTACTTGGAGAGATTGGAAGCCTGAGCAATTTACAGATACCGGAGCACCGAAGATTGACGAAGGAGTCCTCCAATCAATTGATACCGAAGAGGCAACAACTTTTGCTCGCATCCTTGAGCTTCAAAAAGCCCTCGGACAACTCAGTGACGGAGCCAACGCCTGGCTCAAAATGGTCACAAACCAAGGAAGGATCCACCATACTTGCCAGCTTGCAACCAACACCGGTCGCAACGCGCATTCCCGACCAAATCTTGGCCAGACGAGTTCAGACCCTCGTTGTCGTGAACTATTTGGTCCTGGTCGCAATATGCGTCAGGCTGCTGCCGATGCTTCCGGCTTGGAGTTGCGGATGCTTGGTCATTATCTCGCTGAGTTTGATGGTGGTGCGTTCGCTGACGTTGTAGTCAACGGAGACATTCACCAACAGAATGCAGATCGAGTTGGCTGTACTCGTAAAGAAGTAAAAACCCTGACCTATGCGTTTATCTACGGCGCATCTGATCGCAAGATCGGAACTTCCCTCGATAAGTCCCTCAATGAAACGGAAGCTAAAGCACTTGGCAAAGAGATTAGGGCTAAGTTCCTTAAGGCCATCCCCGGCCTTGATGGTCTTCTCAAGTCTGTTGATGAGTCTGCTCGCGCTGACGTTCTTGTTGGCTTGGATGGCCGACCAATCAAGCTACAAGGGAAAAAACATGCTGCCCTCAACTATCTCTTACAGAGTGCTGGGGCAATTGTGTGCAAACGTTGGAACGTAATTCTTTTTGATTGGTTCCAAAGTCAGAAACTCCACTGGGACATTGATTACCAATGGCTCGGATGGATCCATGACGAAATTCAACTCGCTGTTCAACCACACTTAGTCAATGACGCCAAGTTCGCGCTCGAATGGTCAATCGTCCAAGCGGGCGAATACTACGACCTCAAAGTCCCCCTCGCAGGGGAAGCAAAGGACGGAGAAACCTGGGCCGATTGTCATTGAACCAGAGCTCCGCATTGATGCTGACTTCTATGCTTACCGCACTTGTCAGGTCAATGAGATCGAACTTGATTGGGGTGATGATCTAATCACTATTGCTAGTAACTTTAAAGAAGTTATCAAAGCATTCACCCAAGAGATTGATCGCTTACAACGTCGCTTTGAAACCGACCGTGTGTTGCTGTTCTTTTCTGACAGCAAAAATTTCCGCAAGACTATTGACTCTGAATACAAGGGCAAACGCACCAAGCGGAAACCGGTAGGTTACAAACGGTTACTTGAGTGGTGTAAAGCCAACTACAAGACCATCCGTTATGAAAACCTCGAAGCAGACGACGCTTTGGGTCTGGAATGTCATCTCGATCCTAGCGATTTTATTCTTGTTTCTCCTGACAAGGACATGAAACAGATCAGCTGTCATCTCTTCAATGGGGATGAGCTGGTCTTTACAACACCTGAAGAAGCTGACTACTGGTTCTGGCGACAATGCCTTACGGGTGATCCAGTTGACGGCTATAAGGGCGTACCCGGTATTGGCGCAAAGGGTGCCGAAAAGATACTTGCCAAGGCAGAAGACCCATGGCAGGCTGTGGTGACCTCCTACGAAAAGGCAGGTCTTTCCCTTGATGACGCCATCCGTAATGCTCGTCTCGCCCGGATTCTCCGGCCTGGTGAGTACAACTCAACCACTAAGGAGCCAATCCTATGGACCCCTCCATCATCATCGGACTCGACATAGGTCTTATTGCATTAACGATCTATGTCATTGACCCGAATGTCTTCCACGCTTTCTACCTCGTTCTGTCCGGTATCCCAACCTGGATCCAGTTACGAATCCGTCAAACAATTCTTGGAGTCCGACTCCGAATCGACCGACTCGCCTTTCGACCAGGACTTCTGGGAAGAATACTTACGGAACTCCAACTCCTTTCAATTAGACGCAACCCTGCCTATCGTGACTTCTTCGACAGCAAAGTACAGTCCGACTCATTACAAGAGGGGGACGATTGAAGTCTGGGATTTTATCGTTGATCAAGAGCTTGACTACCTGGCAGGGAACGTGGTAAAGTACGTCTGCCGTGCTGGTTTTAAAAACTATGAATCCGAAATGGATGATTGGTTGAAGGTCAAGGCTTACGTTGAACGTAAGATCAAACAACTCCAAGAAAACCGCAACACCTAAATGGAACCGCTGCTCCAGCAAGCCATCAAATTTCGGTTGGCAATGGAACAACCGATCAACACCACAGACGAAACAGTTCATGAGCTTCAACACGCTCTTATTCAAGAAGAGTGGAATGAGTTTCACGAAGCTTTTGAACTTGAGTTTAGTCCACTCAACGAACACGAAGAAAACAAAGTCAACCAGCTCAAAGAGTTAGCTGATCTTGTTTTTGTTTGCTATCAATTTGCCGCTGCTCGCGGCTGGGACTTAGACACCGCAATGACGCGAGTGTTTGAATCCAACATGAGCAAACTTGTCAACGGTAAACCCCTTCGCCGTGACGATGGAAAAGTATTGAAGGGACCAAACTATCAACCTCCTGTTCTCGACGACCTCATCTGAAATGTCCACCCCTCAAAAGATTGCACGCACTGGCCGTGTTCAAAATTGGATTGACAACCCAGACTCCCGCCTGCCGGTGTCCTGTACTGTCTTTGTTGTAGATGACAGCATGGAGGGGCCGGAAGGTATCGAGGCCAGCTGGCGCTATGTCAGCCACGCCCTGCGGAATGGAGCAGGCGTTGCCGTTCACCTTTCTAAGCTTCGCCCCAAGGGGCATGAAAATGGTAAGGGCTTGACCGCTTCTGGTCCGGTATCCTTTGGCCGTATCTATTCTACTCTTAACGAAGTAATTCGTAGGGGCGGCCATTACAAGAACGGCGCGTGTGTGTTGCACCTCGATTATACGCATGGCGATGCACTTGAGTTTGTCAATGCTTCTCGTACTGAGTTGCCTTGGGTCAAGCGTTGTCTTGATATTGATGAAAACTTCCTCAAGTATGCCAGCGATGAGCTGATTGACGCCACTATTGAAGGAATCAAAAAGGGCGACATTTGGCTTAACAAGATCCGCCATGACTCTCTCGGGAATCGCATCTACGGCAATGTATGCCTTGAGGTGTATCTCCGCAGTCGTGGCACTTGTTTGCTTCAGCATGTCAACCTTGGTGCTTGCAAACGCGAGGATCTTGTTGAAGCGTTTACCGAAGGGATGACCAGTCTTATTGACCTCCACGCCAAAACAGGTGTGGGGGAAACTGGTGAATACCTTCCCCCCGAGACTGACCGACAAGTTGGTCTTGGGATTCTTGGTCTGGCTAACTTCCTTTGCCAGAACGGCGTAACTTATAAAGAGTTTGGAAACGCCCTAACCAGATTCCATGCTCATCAACCGGAGGACACTCCGGCATATCGACTTGTATCTGAACTTGCAAAAGCCATTGAGCTTGCGTCACAGATTGCTCGACTCCACAACATGGACCGGGCGTTTGCTATCGCGCCTACGGCTTCCTGCTCTTATAACAACATCGACCTGCGTGGCTATACTGCTGCCCCAGAGTTGGCCCCTCCTATCAGTCGTCACGTCGATAGGGATAGTGGGACTTTCGGAGTCCAGTCTTATGACTACCCGCCGGATGTAGAGATCGCCTCTGAGGTGGGCTGGGATGCCTACAAGGAAGTGGCTGATGGTATTATCCGTCTCTTCCAGAACACCCTGCTCTTCCATGGATACAGCTTTAACAGCTGGTCTGATGTTGTGACTTATGACCGAGACTTTATCTATGAGTGGATCTATTCTCCTCAGACAAGTCTTTACTATTCCCTTCAGGTGATGCCTGATACTCAATCCAAGGATGACGCCCTCGCCGCTCTTGACGAGGATTTCCGTGATCTCTTTGGCTTTGAGGAAGAAGAAGTTGATCCTGATTGCGGCTGTCCCAAAATCAAACCAGAAAACGAAATTTGTATCCCCTGCGGAGAATGAGCCAAATCCTGTCGCCTTACGATCAAGTTGTCAGCCGGAAGCGTAAATGGACGCCTCTGGCTGTTCAAAAGGGACGGGTGGTTGAAGGGGCTGAGGACGCACTTAAACGCGCCCTTGGCCTCCGCCACCTAGAACTTCCTGTGCGAGAGTTCCTTCAGCAGGGACTTGAGCGCGAACTACCCAACACCCCTGGTCTACGAGAGGCTCTTCTTTCTAATCAATTGGATGAAGAGCGTCATGACCAGGCGTTGAACTATGTCATTGATGCCCATGGTGCAAACCAGAAGCATGAAGATGAAGCAAAGCACATCCTCAAGGCTTGGCTAGACGCACCAGAGCATCCCATTCTGAAAGCAGCTATCCTTGAGCGCAGTGTCTTCTTCGTCATCCTCCCCTTCTTCCGATTCAATGGAGACATCGGAATCCGCAGCACAGCCGCAGACATCAGCAGAGACGAGCAAACGCACGTCGCCATACACTCGATGGTCTGCTCCGAGCTGGGCCTCAAGTCCACATCAAGCCTCAATCGCTTACGCCGAGCGACTGTTGGATGGGTGATGGATTCTCTTTCGTCCAATGAAAACAAGTACTTGGACAAAGACTTCTGGATGAATCAATCCGATTCCCTCTATGAGCGTGGTAAGGCCCCCGGTCTTAAGGACACGCAAAGAGCCAGAATGCCTGCCTTTTTCGAGGCAAGTAACGTTGACCTTCCACAATACGGCTAAATGGCCTACCTAGATGAGGATGCCCTGCCCCTGACCATGGTTGTTGGGGGCAAGGTAGACCTTCTTCGGCTTATTGCTGAGCTTGAAGAAATGTATCCTGATCGCTTTCCTGACTGTAATATCTCCGACCGGGAACTAGCTTTCCAGGCCGGGGCTATTGCGGTCATTAAGTATCTTAAATCAAAAACCAATCGAGATTAGAACAATGTGTTTTGGTGGTTCTCCTCCTCCCCCGCCTCCCCCGCCTCCGATGCCGCAGATGCCTGCGCCTCCCCCACCGCCTCCTGCCCCTCCTGCCCCTCCTCCGGCACCCGTTAGTGCTGGTCAGAAGGTGGCTACTATTCAAAGCAAAGCAACAACCAAATCAGCTAAAGACAAGACCAAAGGCGCTGGTGCATTTAAAGCCCCTAGGCCTATGGTTGGAACTATCTCCGGGCAGACTACTGGGTTGAATGTTCCTACTGCTCAGTAACGGAGGAATAGACTATGTGCATGATGGGCGGCTTAGCAGGTCCAGGCTATGTATCACAAAACGGACAATCTTTTTATTCGCCTAGTGGTTTACTAGGAGCCTCTTTAGCAAAAGATCCAACTGCTGTAAAAAGCGCACGCGACCAAGGTCGTCTTGAATCTATGTTTGGAACCGATCCTTATATGGCTAAGATGGTAGCTCGTACTGAAAATAGAATGTACGATCCTGCTGATCCATATGGGCTTCGAGCAGAAAAAGAGGCAGCGACAAGCAGCCGCATTGGTGCTTTAGAAAATCAATTACAACAGCAACAAGGTCGAGCACAACTCGGCACGATTTCTACTAGCCAAGCTGCTTCTGTAAAGACCCCTTCCACTAACACCCGCACTCCTCAACGTGTGCGTCCCATTCGTAGCTCTCTGAAAACTACGTCTGGAGTTAAACAGATTCCTACCGCAAGCTCCTTGTCTGGCGGTATGGGTCTCAATGTCCCTAACTAATTAAATGGAAAACTCGTCTGCCGCATCTCGGTACGCCCGACTCGCTAGCGACAGAACGATCTTTCTTGATACTGCTAGGGAGTGTGCTCGCCTCAGTCTTCCTTACCTCCTTACTCCTACGGGTGTAATTAACGGTCAGAAGCTGCCCACTCCTTGGCAATCAATCGGTGCCAAAGGCGCGAACGTCATGGCCTCGAAGCTGATGCTTAGCCTGTTCCCTGTAACGGCTACGTTCTTCAAGCTTCAGATCAACGACGGTAAGCTCGCCTCGGACCCCAATCTAGATGCTCGGATCAAATCTGAGATCGACTTGAGCCTGTCCAAAATGGAACGGGTTATCATGCAACACGTTGCCGAATCACAGGACCGAGTGGTCCTACATCAGGCAATGAAGCATCTGATTGTAACCGGGAATGTCCTGGTCTACATGGGTTCGAGTGGTGTCAAACTGTACCCTCTTGACCGCTATGTGGTCGTCCGTGATGGAGATGGTCAGCCCACCGAGATCGTTACTGTTGAATCAATCAACCGTCAATTTCTACCTGAAAAATTTCAAAAGCCAAAACGCTCTATCAATCGAGTAGATGACAACACTGCTACTCCTTCTATTGATGTTACTGTTGGTGAAGATGAGGCTGCGGTCTATACTTGGGCCAAACTCACCGACGGCCAATGGCGTTGGCGTCAAGAAGTAGACGGTGAGATCATTGAAGAAAGCTACGGCAAAGCTCCAAAGAACACGACCCCTTGGCTTCCCCTTCGCTTTAACATTGTCGATGGAGAAGACTACGGACGTGGCCGCATTGAAGAATACCTCGGTGACCTTAAGTCGCTTGAGGGACTCATGCAAGCCATGGTCGAAGGTTCCGCTGCTTCTGCTAAGGTTGTCTTTCTGGTATCTCCTTCTGCTACCGTTAAGCCTGCTACTTTGGCAAAGGCCGGAAACGGAGCAATTATCCAAGGCCGTCAAGAAGATGTGTCCGTGGTTCAAGTAGCCAAACAGGCTGACTTCTCAACGGCATATCAGATGATCACTCAGCTAACACAACGGCTGAGCGAAGCGTTTCTTATTCTTACGGTACGTCAATCTGAACGTACTACCGCAGAAGAGATTCGCGCTACCCAGCAAGAACTTAACGAACAGCTGGGTGGTATCTATGGCAACCTGACCACTGAGCTGTTGCGTCCGTATCTTCAACGGAAGATGTTTGTGTTGCAACGTTCGGGTGTGTTGCCTAAACTTCCTAAGGGTGTTGTGTTCCCAACTGTCATTGCTGGTATCGAAGGTATCGGTCGTGGTCAGGATCGGGAATCACTGATGATGTTCCTTCAAACTGTTTCTCAGTCCCTTGGACCTGAGGCCATGATGAAGTTTATCAACCCTGATGAAGCCATCAAACGCCTTGCTGCTGCTCAAGGTATTGATCCGATTCAGCTTATTAAGACAGCTGAGGAACGTGACAATGAAATGAAGCAAGCACAACAGCAACAGATGCAAGCTACCATGATGAACCAGGCTAGCGACTTTGCTAAGTCTCCTCTCATGGATCCTGCTAAGAACCCTGCTGCTGCCGACACTCTCGCACAAGTAAGTAATGCCGTCACCGGACCTGCCGCTGGACCTCAACGACCAGCCCCTGAATCCTGAAGACTTTGAAGTTACCGAAGCACCTAAGGCAACCGTCACCTCTCTTGAGCCTAAGCGGAAGCCTGCTGGTAAAGCTACGGTAAAAACAAACAAAGTCAAACCCGAACCCAAGAAAAGGATTGTTAGTCCTGGTCTTGGTAAAGTTACCCTCGTCACCCACTAAACCACTCCTATGGCTGAAATCACTTTTGACGGAAACGACCCCGCAGTAACCGAAGCCCGTCAGGCAGAGGAAGCGAGGCTTGTGGAGCTTGGTGATAAGCTGATTGCCGAAGAAGAAGAACGCAATCTTGCTAAATATGAACAAGCTCGAAAAGACGCCGAGTCAGAACTGCGTTATGCCGGTAAGTTCAAATCCGCTGAGGATTTGGAAAAGGCATACAAAGAACTGGAAAGCAAACTTGGAAAGAAAGAAGAAGCAGGTACTGAAGAAGGCGATTCAACGGAAGATACTTCCGAAGAAGCTGTCGAAGAAGATCCTGCTTCCGAAGCAACTAAGTTTCTCCAAGAAGCTTCTGACGAATACTTTAGTAACTCCAACCAACTGAAACCTGAGACAGTTCAAAAGCTCAAGGAGATGCCGTCTGAGCAACTCATTGATGCTTACCTGGAGCTGCAAAAAAATACGCCCATCCAACAACAGCAACTAACTGATGCTGATGCAACGGCGATTCTTGATTCGGTTGGTGGTGAGGCTGCCTATAATGAAACTCTTGCTTGGGCAGCAGACAATCTAAAACCAGATGAAGTTGCTGCATTTGACAACGTAGTCAATAGCGGCAATAAGGATGCCATCTTCTTTGCAGTCCAAGCACTCAATCAACGTTACAAAGATAGCGTTGGCTTTGAGGGCAAACGAATGTCTGGAAAGTCGGTGAAAAATTCTGTCAAAGGATTCCGTAGTCAAGCAGAACTGGCTCGGGCAATTTCTGATTCTCGTTATCGGAATGACCCTGCCTACCGTCTTGACATCGAACAGCGCCTGGCTGCAAGCGGCGATCTTCTCTAACAGATCGTGGGGACTGCAATGTCCCCCATGCCTATTGAGGATGGGATAACCTCGTAAAAAACCCAGTCATGACTGGAGTATTGGCCCGCTGCGGTGGATACCCAATACGAAAGGCAACCCAACAACTAAATAATTTTTCCCGGGACTCTCGCAACAATACCAACCTAATCTTATTCTTTTAAAGACAAGTGACTTTTTCTGTAACTCAGCTCGGCCAGGCTAACGGCGCGGGCGATACTCAGGCTCTGTTCCTGAAACTCTTCACCGGTGAGGTCTATGAGGCCTTCCGTAACGCTACGATTGCTAAGGGCCTGGTCATGAACCGGACCCTCAAGAACGGCCGCGAGGCTCAGTTCATTCACACCGGTCGCGTGTCGGCTGGTTACCACACCCCCGGTAACGCTATCCTGGGCAGCGGTGACCCCAACGTGGCAGAGACCACCATCGTGATGGATGACCTGCTGGTCGCCTCCGCGTTCGTGGACAACCTTAATGAAGTTCTGGCCCAATACGATATTCGTGGCCCCATCGCCCGTCAAATCGGCCAGAGCCTCGCAGAATACTATGACCGCCGCATCTTCCGCGTGCTGGATCAAGCTTCTGCTGCTACCGCCCCTGTGACTGGCGAGCCTGGTGGCTTCCAGGTGAACCTGGGTGCTGGTAACGAGTATGACGCTCAGGCGCTGGTTGATGGCTTCTTTGAAGCTGCTGCCCGTCTGGACGAAGTGGCAGCGCCCCAGGAGGGCCGCGTCGCGGTGCTCAGCCCTCGTCAGTATTATGCTCTGATCAGCCAAGTCGATACCAACATCCTGAACCGTGAGCTCGGCGGTAGCCAGGGTTCCCTGAACAGCGGTGAAGGTCTCTATGAGATCGCCGGTATCTCCATCCGTAAGTCCAACAACATTCCCTTCCTGGGTAACTACGGCTCTGCTGCTGGCACTGCCATTGAGGCTCCTGCTGCTGGCGAGAACAACGACTACGGTGATGGCCCTGGCGGTGACTTCGATAACAGCTGTGGTCTGATCTTCCACCGTGACGCTGCTGGTGTCGTTGAGGCCATTGGCCCCAGCGTGCAAACCACCGGTGCCGACACGAAGGTGATCTATCAAGGCGATGTAATCGTGGGACGCCTTGCCTACGGCTGTGGATCCGTCCGCCCTGCTGTGGCTGGTGCTTTCCGTAACGTCTGATTCCTTCTTTCATGCGTTCATGTGGGGGTCTTTATGGCCCCCTTTTTTCTTGCCCGACCATAATGACTACTCAACTAGAAGCTATTAACCAGATGCTTAGTGGCATCGGGCAAGCCCCGGTGGTAAGCCTAGATGTCGCTAACCCCGAAATCGCTATTGCTCTTGACGTTCTTGAGCAAGTAGATAGAGAAGTACAAGGTGAAGGCTGGCACTTCAATACTGAGGTTGCCTATCCCTTTACTGCTGATAATAATGGATTTATTTTTGTTCCGTCAACAGCACTTCAGGTTTCGGATAATAAGTTTGCTAACAATCAGAAATACCAGACCGTATTGCGTGATGGCAAGCTTTACGATAAGATAAAGCACACCTACACGTTTACTGCCGGACAACAAGTGAAATGTGATGTTGTGTGGAAGTTTGACTTTACTGATCTTCCTCAGGTCTTTAAGGACTACATCACTCAACGTGCTACCCGTGTGTTCTCTGGACGGGTTTTGGGTTCCCAAGAAATGGTAACCTTCAATGCTCAAGACGAAGCTCTTCTTCGTGCTAACTGCTTGGCCTATGACACCAGCAGTTCTGATGTGAATATCTTTGGTCAGGAGAACGGCCAGAATCTTTACATCAGCTATACTCCATTCCGCGCTATTGCTCGATAATCATGGCTGCTATCTCACAAAGAATCGTCGGTCTGATTGGTGGGGTATCGCAACAGCCTGACTCACTGATGCTTCCGGGTCAGTTCCGAGAATGCGATAACTATTACCCCGACCCTACCTTTGGATTACTAAAGCGTCCAGGCACTAAGCTGATTCGGCGTCTTGAAAATGCTGATGATGGTGGTAGCTGGTTCTTTATTTCCAAAGGCGATGACGATAAGCTGATTCTTCAAATCAATGAAGACGGCACACTTAATTTGTGGGATGGCCAAAGTGGTGTTGAGCAGACTTTAAATGCCCTTAGTGGTTCTGCCCAGACCTATGCGTCCCACACAAACTCATCAGACATTGAAGTTCTTCAGATCAACGATTACGTCTTTGTTCTGAACCGTAGTGTCTTTGTTGAGGATGATGGTGTTAACTCAGCAGCACAAACCCCATTTGGTTATGTGACGCTGACGACCATTGCGTATGACACCAGCTATCGGGTTACTATTGATGGTACTAATTTTACCTATAATAGTCCTACTAGTGCTGGTTCTAACATTGACGCAAACACCATTATCAATGCTCTTGTTAGTGCTATCAATGGCAACCCTGCTTATGTTGCTACTGGTGTTGCTAACCACATCCACATCCGTAGAGCAGACAACGCAGACTTTAGCCTTGAAGCAACAGGTAGTATCTCTGGTACTGGTCTGACTGCTTACAAAGGCGTTGTGTCTGGTGTTGAGGATCTTCCTGATCAATTCCTTGACGGAGAAGTTATCCGTGTTGGAGCAGGTGAGGCTGATGAGGATGACTATTATCTTGAGTTTGAAACCAGTGATGGCTCTTCTCAGGGTGCTGGTACTTGGGTTGAAACCATTGGACCGGACGTTCCTCTTGGCGTAGATGCCACCACAATGCCCCATGCGCTCATCCGTGAGGCTGATGGTACTTATACCTTCCGTGAGCTTTCCGAGGCTGCTGCTGCGGCTTATACCACCTCCACAACGGTGTCTGGTATTCCTACTGCTGTTAGCGTGACCAGCAATGGAAACGCTCGTTGGAGTATTGGTCAAAAGTTCCCGGTCTATGATGGAACCGGACTGAACCTTCGTCTTCAGGTTACTGCCATTAACGATGACCGTCAGATTACTGCTGTAAGTATTGTCCGTGCTGGACGTAACTACACCGCAGCTGATGTTGTAACCAACCTTGAAGGGGACACGTTTACCATTGATACTGTTGGTTCTGCTTCTCTTTCTGGTAGCACTTGGGCTACGCAGTATTGGGGTCAACGTACTGTGGGTGATGAGGTGTCTGCCGAAAGTCCCAGCTTTGTTAATGAGCGGATTACTGGCATCTCATTCTTCAAGAACCGTCTTGTCCTAATGAGCAACGAAAACGTTGTTTGTTCACAGGCAGGAAGCTTCCTTGATTTCTATCCGTCTACTGTTATTACTATTGTCGATAGCGATCCAATTGACCTATCGGCAGGTTCTAAGACTCGTATTGAGTTTCGGTATGCTATTCAGCAGCCTGTTGGTTTGTTGGCCTTTGCCGACAACGCACAGTATATGTTGCAGACACGGACGGAAGCGTTCTCTCCAGCTACGGCTGAATTGAATGCCCTGTCTACCTTTAGTCATAGCAACAACATTAAACCAATCGACCTTGGCAATACCCTGGTCATTACGGAACAAAACTCCAAATCTATTTCTGTTACTGAGCTGACGATTAACATCGACACTCCGCCCCTAAAGACAGATCTTAGTAAGCTTGTTCCTTCTTATATTCCTACTGGTATTACTGCCATCACCAACACGCTAAGTGCTTCGGTGTTTGGTCTTCGTTCCGTCCAGGAGCCTAACTCTGCTTATCTCTTCCGGTATTATACTCAAAATCAAGAACGTCTTATGGCGTCTTGGTTTAAGTGGACCTTCCCCGGTGAGATCCGCATGATGGAGTTTGTTGAGGATGAAGTCTTTATGGCTATCCAAACAGACAACGGAGTAGCTTTGTGTCAAATGAACCTTCTTACCGAAGGCGCAGGCGGCGCAATCTTATTTGAAGGGGACTATGTGGATCTCCGCATGGATCTTTTTGATTATAATCCTGAAACTTCTTATGATGCTGGAGCTGATGAAACGCGCATCTTCTTCAAGGAAGGTGCTGATATTGCTGATGCTCAGCCTTGTCTTGTTTTCATTACTCCGAATGATGCTGCTTATGTTCAGTATCTAGATCTCCAACATGATGCTGGTGCTCCAGTAGGACAGCAGTACTATGTGGCGATACCAAACGACGAAACCAGTCAGCAGTTTGCTCTTGGTTATCAGATCACCGCTGATGCCCGGTTCCCTGGTTTCTATGTTAAAAAAGACAAAGTGGCTGATGAACTGAATCCACCTATTGTTCATCGTGTCCGTCTTTATAGTCACGAGTCTGGTCCCTTCCAGGTTACTCTTAATGTTCCTGGACGTAATGAGTTTGAGCTTACTCTTCCTCAGATCACTTCCGACCTGACTAGCTTTAACCAAGCTCCTATGTTACGCACCGCAGAAAACATTGTTCCCATCATGGCGAAGGGTAAGGATGCTGATCTGCGAGTTATTTGTAACGCACCATTCCCGCTTGCCCTTGTTACTATGACTTGGGAAGGCACCTATAACAACAAAGGCATCAGAGCCGTATGATCCACGAAATCCGCCCAGCGACAATTGAAGATTCTTTTTTTGTTGCTAAACACCTCCAAGCGGATGATCGCAACGAATTACTCGGGTGGGGTTACGATCCAATCGTAGCTCTGCCCGTTTCGTTTTACAAATCTGATGAGCCCATAACCTTTCTCATCAAAGACCAAATTTGTGGGATGGCGGGGGTATCCAGAACAGATGCCCATAGCGGAAGTATTTGGATGCTAACCACAGACTATCTCCGCCCGTATCCCAAACTATTTTTTAAGGAGGCAAAGAAATGGGTCGATCAACAAACCTCCTACGACATTCTCCACAACATAGCTGATCCGCGCAACCGAATGCACATGAAGCTTCTTCACCTTCTTGGATTTAAGAAACTTCGATATGTGTCTGTCGGACCACAAAACCTTACTTATGTTGAATTTGCTAAACTAACATCATGTGTCTCCCAGCCGCCGCCGTAGCGATTGGCCAGTTTGTCGTCGGTGCTGTTTCTTCTATTGCTCAATATCAGCAGCAACAGGCAGCAGCTAACTACGAGGAACAGGTCCGTCAACAACAATATCAAATCCAAAAACAGCAGGCTGACTATGAGTACAACCTGCAAATGCAACAGTATGATGCTTCTCAACAGGCATACAATCAACAGATTGAAGCCAACGCAGAAGCAGCCAACCGTGGTTATCAGCGGGAACAGCTAAGGCTTCAAGAAAAGAAAGCAGAAGCATCCCAGCGAGCACAAGACCTTCTTATTGAGAAGCTTCAATCACAGGGTACGGTTCTGTCTTCTGGTCGCACTGGTAAGTCGATTGCTATGTTGACTTCCGATGCTGAGCGTGAATATGGTCGGGACTTGGCAAACCTTGGAACTAACCTTGGTTATGCTACTCAGAGCTATGGATTCAATGTCCAAGACATCATGGCAGAAGCTGAGTCGGCCAATAACATTGCTGCTAGCCAGCGTATGATTGAACCCGTTAAGCAGTATGTGGCACCTCCTGCTGCTGTTATGAAGCCCAGTTCTGCTGGCATGATCCTTGGCATTGGTCAAGCCGCTCTTAGTGCTGCCGGTACTTATGGTGCGCTCAAAGCTCCAAAGGGAACAATACCGACACCTAAACCGACACCTAAAGCCGCTGGAAAGGCAACGCAACTTTTCTCTCCTGCTGGTAAAGCATATTATGGACCCGCATTTGGTGGTTAATTACTGATGGCAATTTATCAATCAAAGGGCCGCCGCGTTCAGCTAGAGGGTCGGGAAATCCAACGCGGCTTTCGAGGCCAACAAATCTATGACCCTAGCAAATCTTTAGGTCAAGCAGCTTCTGATCGTATTCAAAAAGCTGGAGAAGCTGCCAATCAATACTCCAATCAACTGAGTCAGCTTAGCCGCGACTTTGATGCTCTTGGTCAAGAGAACACCGAAGCTCTTGTTAACTTTAGCGAGACGCTTTCTAAGTTTGTTGTCGAGAAGCAAAAGGAGTATAACGAGAATCAGAAGAACCTTGGTATTGCCGACATCCTTAATGGCAAGACTGAGCTGAATCCTAAGCTGCTTGAAAAATACGAACAGGATCGAGACTATCTAGAAAAGGCAAACGAGGCAGAAGTCCAAGCCATTGCTGAGGTAGAAAAACAAGATCCTGCTCTTGCTGAAAGTCTTTATCAAGAAAGCAAAGCCGTTGGCGGTTGGCGTGGCTACGGTCAGGCTGTCGGCAAGGCAATGATGGGTGCTGGTTCGATCAGTTCCTTCTTTAGTGCGTTTCTCGCAAGTGACGAACCCATCCAAACTACTGTAAACGGCCAGGTTCAAACGTTTACGCCGAGAACGGCTAAGACGCGAGAACAGCTGGAAGCTGTGTGGGAAGTTGGAACCCAGAAGTTTCTTCAGACATCTGGTCTTAACCAACTTAATCCTGTGATTCTTGCTGAACATGTAACCCCCATTATGGTTCGTGCCAGGGGCGAGCTGCTCGGCCAGAAGATGCAAGACATCATTGAGGTTCGGCGTAGTAATCAACTCGAAGATAAACGAGCTGAGATCTATGCTGGTAAGAATAACTTTGCCAATCCTCAAACCGCACAACAAGAGATTCTTCGTCTTAATAAGTGGGCAACCGATTATTACGGTGGTGACCGCACTAAGGCAAACGAAGAAACTCATGATATGATGACGCATATGATTCGTGTCACGGCAAGTGAAGATCTTGCTTTGGCCAATCGTATGTTTAATGAGTACCGTAAGGCTGGCCTTAATCCAGACAAACCATCTCTTGGTACTTATGGAGACCGTTATGACCTGACGGATCTTGCTACGTTCCTGGATCAAACCAGCGATAAAAAGAAAGCAGAAGCTGATGCTGTTGTCGATGACGAAGCAGAAGGCATCACTAAGGTCTTCTATGCCAACCCAAGTAAGGCAACCTATAACGAGGCAATGAGACGCCTTGAGGAGTTACGGACTAAGAATCCTACTTCTGGTGTTCTTGCTGAGATTGATCGTCTTCAGAATCGTGGTCCGAACTGGAACCCCGGTCGGGAACAGGCTCTTGTTGATTCTGCTACAAGTCTTGGCGAACTGGCAGCTCTAAAGGCAGCTGGTTATATTTCTTCTGATGCTTATGAGCGTGGATCACAGCGATTCGCCTCTGAGCAAGAAGCCAAAGACATTCTTCCTGGAAATCGTCAGAACCTTGTTCGCGGTGCTATCCGTGAGGTTACCAAAGATCAAGTCGGTAATGTTCCTGAGGCTTTTGTTGAGAAGAGTCAAGGTGCCGTCAATGCTATCGTTGGTCTTGCAGAAGCTGTTGTTCTTAATAACGCCGCAAAGGCACGAGCAGCTGGCAAGGAATACACCGCACTAGACGCTCAACGGGACTTTGATGCCGCAGTTAAATCACTGCTGCCTGAGTTTGTTCAAATTCAGAAAGGCCCTCGTGGTGGCGTTACCCAAGTTAAATTCCACTCTACTCCTCAAAGTGATCGCCTTTCTCGGGCTACTGCTTCTACCAATACGAGTAAAGCTGGCACGGGTCTAGACCTTGTTAACACGGCTCTAGAGCGTCTTCCTAAGACCACCTCTGCTGTTAAGGATGTTGTCCTTAGTCCTGAGCGTATTTCGCTTTCTATGGAAGTACTCCGTAATGGTGGACAGGTTCCTTCTGATGTCCAGTTTGCAGCACAGACTGCGGGTGTTTCGGTCCCGGAATATCTGCGTCGTCAGGCTGCTCAGTATGACATGGAGTACAACGAAGCAGAACTTGGTCAGGGCGCTAACAACTATCTTGAAAACAAGAAAGTCAGCCCTCGCATTGCTAATGCTCTTGCTAACCCTCGTACCGCTCCTGAGCAACGTCGGCAATTGGAACGGGAACTGGCGCGTCTTAAGGCGCAACAACAGCTTCCCTTGCAACCTATCCGCCAACTGGAAAGCTTTAAAGCACAGGTTAGTTCTGTGACTTATGAAGATTATGTTCCAGGAAAACGTGGACAACCCGGCCTTGACATCTTCTTTGAAGATAAGCAATTTCCCGTAGTTATGGATGGCCGTGTTAAAGACATTTCCTATGAGTCTGGTTATGGTAATTATGTGGTGATTGAATCCACTGATCCAGAAACTGGCGAACAGGTTGATGTTCTTTATGCCCACCTTGCATCTCGCTCTCCACTTACCATTGGTCAACAGGTTTCTGCTGGTCAATTAGTTGGTATCCAAGGCGGTACTGGTAATGTCCGATCTGCGGATGGAACCATTGCTAGTATTGATTTTCTTGCTCCAGCTCCTCGTGGTAGCGGCAGTATGAAACCCTATCGTAACTTTGATCGTTTACGTCGTAGGATTGGCGCTACCTTTGGATATTAAAAGACCCTCTTCTGCGGATTGGGGTCTTTCCTTTTTTTCTTTTTCTCTCTGCGGAGACACAAAACTAAATGGCAAGTCCTGATTCCTTTCCCCTTGTTGATACTGAAAAGCTGCGTGCTCTTCAAGAAGAAGACTATCAAAAGCGTCAAGAACAAGTTCGTCTTGAAGCAGCTGCTCAACAGCAACAACAACAAGAAGAAACGCAACAAAAAGAACAGCAGTTCCAACAGCAACTTGTTAGTCCTCTTCCCCAACAACCACAGCCTGGTGCGCCCCTAGAGGGTGTTTCCAAGTGGATGGAAGAAAACATCTACATTCCAGCGTCTGATATGCTGGATAACTTGACTGGTGATCGTAAGACCCCAGAACAGATTGCTCAAGAACGTCAACAAGCTAGGACAGAAACCCAGCAAAAGTACAAGGAGGCGGATGAACAGATCCAACAGGGTCTTGCTTATGAAGCCACAACTGCTATTGCTGGTGCTTTTGCTAAGCCTATTGAAGGTGCTATTGATCTTGGCTATCAGGTCTATCTTGATCAAACCGTAAACAAAGGTCTTAAGCCTACGGACGAGGCGTATAAGCGGGCATATACCCAGCTTATCAATTCGCCTAAGACGGACGCCGGTGTCGCTGCTGAGCGCATCCTGAGCTTTGTCATTATGGCTCGGCAATTGCGTAATGTTCCTGGTGCGAAACTAGGTACTAAGCCTATGCCAAAGGATCTCAAGGGTGCTCAGTGGCTTGCTGCTAAAGGTAAGCGAGCTATCCTTGAAGGGGCTGTCCCTGGTGCTATTTCTGACTTTCTTCTTACTGATGCCAAAGATGGCAACATGATGGAAGTAATCAAGGACTTGGTTCCTGAGAACTACCGTGAGGCTTTTATCTTTGGCTTGGCTACTGACAAATACGGTGACCCTTGGATGAACCGTGTCAAGAGCGCAGGCGAAGGTCTGATGCTTGGCCCTGTTTTTAATGTAGGCATTTCGGCTCTTGCTGGCGGCTATCGTGTTGCTCGCAAACTTATTAAAAAAGGAGCTACTCCTGAAGAAGCCGTTACTGCTGGTGTCAATGAAATTGCCAAACTGTCGGATGAGCTGGGCGAATATGCCAAAGTTTCTAAGACAGAAGACGGCAATATGCTAAAGGCCCTGAGTGATCAGGCCAACGAAGCAGACGAAGAAATGATGCGCGTACAGATGCGTATCAATGAGGCGTCTCCTGAGGATGCAGCTAAGCTTACCGAAGAACTAGAAAACCTTCGTCAAAGAAAGCAGGACCTTTCCACTCAGATGGAAAACATTGCTGACCCTTCTACCAAGCAATTCGACTTTGAAAACAGCCGGGTTGACAAGGCCGAAGACATCAACAATGTTGCATCAAACCAAATACTGATGGAAGAAGGCATTCCTGGTAAGGGTAAGGTGAGCATTCATGCGGCTTCTGGTCGTGTGCTTACTGAATCTGCTGTCAAGAGTGCTGGCATTGAAGGTGGTGCAAAGAAGATTCTTCAGAAGTATGAAAAGGACGTTGACGTTCTTCGTATTTCTAAGGAGAGTGGACTAACCACTGGACAGGTCTTGGAAAACGCAGCCAAGATTTACCAAGGTTTCCTTGATGGTATCAAGTCTTTTGATGACATCTTTAGTGCTACTGAGGGTGATCTGGTTAAGCGTTTGATGTCTGAGTCCGGTGAGGTTATTGTTGGTTCTAAGCGAGGCACCCTTGGTGCTACTGCGGAAACCATCATTGCTTCTAAGGCAATCATTGCTGACTGGTCTAATGAGCTTTACCGTCTGTCCCAGCTGGCAGAAGAAGCAGACACCCGTCAGATCGCTAACTTTAACTATTACGAACGCCTGACTGACCGCTTTATTGGTCTGCTTGAGTTCTATAAAACCGGAACCCAATTCCTTGGTGGCAGCCTTAATGCCCTTCGTCTGAGTCTTGTTGATAATGTTTCCGCACGGGAAGCACTTCAATATATGGCAAAGGAAGAAGGAGACGAGGATGCCATGGTTACCCTTGCTCGCTTGCGTAAGTTTGCACAAGAAGCAAAGGATGCCTATCGTAGAGGTGATGCCGATGGTCTTGAAAAGATGCGGACGCTTACCAGAGCCATGGTATTGGCCGGTGGTGACCCGTCTAAGGCGATTAGCTTCGGTGCTACGGCTCGTGCTATTGCCCTTCGGATTGGTACTCGGAACTTCTATAACTCCATCCTTTCTGGTGCTAAAACCCTATTCCGTAACGGTGGTACGTTCTACCGCTTGGTTGAGGCTCCTACCAGCATTGCTCTGCGTGGTGCTTTTACTGGTGATAAGGCTTTGATCAACGCTGGTCTTGCCGGTTATAGCTCCATTATTACTGGCATGGGTGAGGCGTGGAAGGTTGCTCGTCAGACCATGCGTACTGGCATTCCTATCCAGGCTACTCCAAAGCAATTTATGCAGCGGACAGAAACCCTGGCAATGCTGGAGAACCTTGAGAAGACCGCGCAGACTGCTGGAGAACAACGCGCTGTTGGTCACCTTAAGTGGCACTACCGTATGGCTGAGTACTTTGCCGTACCAGAAAAGATCATGATGGGTATGGATGATTACTTTAAAACCATCCTTGTCCGTCAACGTATTAACGAACTAGCAGCATATAAGGCATACCAAGAAAACCCCTCTAATTGGAAGGGTGTTATGGAAGCCAAGCTTAAGGAATACTCGAACGCCATTGATCCACAGACAGGCGTTATCAAGAGTAAAGCCCTTCAAGAATATGCCGACATTGGTACGTTCCAATCTGACCCTGGTGAACTTGTCAATACTTTCTCTCGCTTTGTTGAGTTGGTTCCTGGTGGCAAGCTGGTTGTTCCGTTTATTCGGACTCCGGCAAACATTCTTGCTTATCAAGCAGAACACCTTCCTTTGACCAGTATGCTTTCTCGGAATTACCAGAAGGCTATGAAGTCAGGTGATCCGCTGTTGGCTGCTGAGTATGAAGGCCGTCAAGCTATTGGTTTGATGTCAATGGGTGCCGCCTATATGATGGCTTCCAACAACATGATCACTGGTGACTGGCCCAATCCAGTGACCGAAAAGGAAGAGTTCAAGCGATGGAAGGAGCTGAATATCCAGCCTAGGTCTTTGCGGTTTGGTGATAACTATATTTCTTATAATATGGTGGAACCACTGTCGAACCTTATTGCCATTAGTGCAAACCTGGCTCGGGTTGTTCAAACCTATGGATTCCGTGAGGACTTTGCTGATAAGTTTATGGGCATGGCAGTCCTTAGTACTGTTGCTTCCTTTACTGAGAAGTCTTATTTTTCGGGTATTGCTGCTATGGCAGACATGGCAGACCCCGAAAACTGGACAAGTGAAAAGGCTGTGCGTGGACTGTTGTCTACGTTGAATAACGCCTTCCCTCTTGGTTCGTTGCGTCGTGGTATTGGTAACACTCTTGACCCATATCTGCGTGAATACAACGATGAATTTGATCGTAGCCTTCAAGCTGCCATTCCTGTTTATCGTAACTTCCGCCCGGCGATGATCAGTGTCTTTACCGGTAAGCCGATGAAGAACCCCAACGGAGGCTTGTGGAATGCCAACGTTCCCTTTGAGATCAACACACAGATCAAAGATCCAGTTATTGATATGCTGGCTGATATTGATTACAAGTGGAAGGATGATCTTGATCGGGACAAGACCGGCCTTCGTCTTAACGCAGATCAAAAGAATCAAATTCGAACTTTCATGTTTGAATCTGGATTACGGTCTGAGATGGACATGGAAATGAAGAAACCCTATTTCCAAGAAGATCTTAATAACTGGCGTAATCGTAGGCTTGGACCTGATCGGGAATACTTCCGTTCGGAACGTCCTAAGGTCTATGACAACGTTAGTAAGATCTGGAACAAACACCGCGAGATGGCATTTGAACGGCTTGCCGATCAAGATGCTACCTTTGCTACCCAGCTTCAAGGTCTTGGTCTTAAGAAGACTCAGCTTGAAAATGGTAATTACCAGCTAGACAAACCGCAAAAGTTCTACTCCACCATGACTGACGAAGAGGGCGACCGTCTTCAACGTCTTATGACCTATTAAAGGTTCTCTTTTAAATGGCGAACACAGAACTCATTACAACTCAAACGGTAGGAGGGAACCAAGATTTTGGTCCCTTCGCTATCGAATATATTGATATTACTGACATCAAGGTTAGTCTTGATGGAGTCCTCCAGACTCTGACAACTGAATACACTATTGATTCTGCAACGTCAACTGTCA